CGCGAGACGCGAGGCCGGGGTGTTATCGAGTTCCGCATATCACGCCGACCGCTGACGCGCCGGGCGTTTTTCTGACGGCTCGTCCCTGGTCAGCCGGTCGAGCGTGACGCCCAGGGCGTCGGCGATTGCTCGGGCGGTGGACACCTTGGGATCCTTGATGTCGTATAGAGCCGCCGGACTGATTCCGGCAAGATCCGCCAGCTGGCCGATCGTTATGCCGCGTCTCCTGGCGAGCGAATCGACTCGGATGAATAGCGTGGAGCGCTCTCGCGTCCGCGGCCGTCCACCGGGGTGTCTATCGCGTGGCGTTGGCATGACGAGTTCCATCCCGTCGAGGTTACCCCGGTTTCTCCGGGGTTTCCTCGTTGGAGTCCCCGGACAGGATCGCAACGGTTGACAATGGCGGGGGCAGGAGCGAACCCTTCACCGACGGATCGACCGGCACAACCGGCACGACCAGAACCACAGCACGGAAGGACACCACACGCACGGATGCGTGCTATATCCCGACAAGGGAGGGCACGCGATGAGACTCGACGATTTTCTCACCCAGATCTACGTTCCGCTCAAACTCCGCGGCCGGAGCCAAGAATCCATTCGGCTGCTTCGGCATGCGATCACCCAGTTCTCGCGGTGGCTCGGTCGCCACGCGGTGCTCGAGGACTTCGACGACCTGGTCGTGAGCCAGTTCCTCGCCAAGCGCGGCGAGAAGCTCGCCCCGGAGTCGGTCGCCCGTGAGCGGTCAGGCCTGCTCGCGCTCTGGAATCTCGCCCAGGCCCGCGGCATGGTGCGGCTCCGACCGTGCGTGTCCACCGAGCTCGTCCCAGAGCGGACCCCGCGGGCACTGACCGAAGATGAGTTGGCACGGCTGTTTGCCGTCGCGTCTCGCAGCACGGGCTGGGTCGGCCCAGTGCCCGCGAAGATCTTTTTCCCTACGCTGATCGCGGTGCTCTTCTACAGCGGCGAGCGGATCACGGCGACGCTGTCGATCGCCCGCGACAAGTACCGCAGGCCGTGGCTGATCGTGCCGCCGCACACCCGCAAGGGGAAGCGACAGGAGCGCGTCTATGAACTGCCGCCGTGGGTCTGCGACATGATCGACGAAATGCTCACTTACCACCGAGCGGAGCGGGTGTTTTTCTGGGGCGCCACGATGACGGCCCTCCGGAAACGCTGGAAGACGCTGACGCGGCGGGCCGGACTTGGCGAGGGGCGGGACGTGCAGTTTCACGTTCTGCGGAAGAGCACCGCCAGCCACCTCGACGCCGCCGGTGGTGACGCCACGGCGTACCTGGGCCATTCCTCAGACTCGATCACGCGGGAGAGCTACCTCGATCCGCGGATCACCGGCGCCCGAAAGCCCAAGCCCTGGCAACTGCTCCCGACGATCAAGCCGGGAGACAACCCGCCGGAGAAGCCCGCGGCGTGAGCGGGGCCGATTTTCAACGGGTCGCGGACAGGGTAGGTTGAAACCCCCATTTGGAGGACACCATGCGAATGATCGCCGCGGTTGTTGCCGTCGTGCTGCTCGGGCAGATGACGGCGGAGGATCGAGCAGAGCGGCTCGCGAAGATGGCCCAGCGGATCGACGTGCAGGCCGCGCACTCTGAGGTAGCCGATTGGAACGGCTTCCTCCGGTACGCTCTGGCGAAACGAGACCCGGAGCTCGCGAAGAAGGCCCGCGAGGGCGTGAAGCAAGCCAAGCGCGAACTCTCGCGGGCGAAAGCACGCAGTCCGAGCGACTTCATAAATCGGGCGCGTCGCGTCGCGGAAAGCGAAGGCCTTGATCGCCCCGACCAGGATCCGGGGAACCGCACGGCCTCCGAACAGCTGAGCGCCGGCGAGCTCTACCTCGAGCGGATCCGTCACGCGGGGCCGCTGCTCATTTGCGGCGCGATGGTCGAGGACAACCAACTCGGCATTCCGGAGGTCACGATCGCTGTGGGGAACACGTCCGACCGCACCATCGAGGCCTTCGATGTAGAGATCGAATGTTGGAACGCGTTTGACGAACCAGTTGGCACACTCGGCAACGTGTACGACGGGACCAGCCAGAAGAGAATCGCGGAGTCGGAAATCTCGACCTCGACCTGGATGCTGGTAGGGCACGACACGACAACCAGGGTGGCCGTGCGGGTGACGCGAATCAAGCCCTCCTACGGACAAGTCTGGGAGCAGACCCGGGAGGAAGCCGAGCGGAGCCCTGGGGCCATCGTGACGGCAAAGATGCGGCGGTGAGCCGCGCCGCTCACCCGACGACCCGCAGCCCCGCCGGCAGGTAGCAGGCCGTGCAGATCGCATCGACGAACGCCTCCGACGGGGCCATGGCCTCTTCGACCGTCAGCAGCCGGTCGCCCGGAACCAAGTCGAGCAGCTCGGGGGCAGTGTAGGGCGCCCGGTCGTACCATCGCCGTGTCCGCATCACCACGCCATACCACGACAGGTACACGTTGGCTGATCGCGTGTAGCGTTCGCGGTCGACGGGGATTTCCGGAGTCCTGGCGACCAGCTCCAGGGCAAGCGTCTCGCATTCCCTCTCCATGGCGATCACCAGCGACACGGCGTCCGCCAGTTGGCTCGGCTGCATCTCGACGCAGGCCGCGAGCCACGCGTCGAAAGCCTCCTGGGGGCACACACCGGCCCGCAGCTTCGCGGTCCACGCGGCGGTCTCGGCTTGCGACTGCCGGAAGTGGCAGTACTCGTGGACGAACACCGAGAGCCACACCTGCGTCGGCCGGGCCGTCGCGACGACAAACTCGGGCGTGTTCTCGTCGTACCATCCGCCGACCTTGTAGCCGGAACAGTCGGCGTACTCGTCATCGACCAGCCGCACCTCGACGCCGGCCTCCTCGAGCTCGGCGATGACCGTCTCGATCCACGCGCAGGTTTCCGGCGGCAGGTCGCGGACGGCGGCTGGCATGGTGTCACCTCCGGGGGAGCTTGAAAAACGCGATGACCGCTACGAAGACGATGTTGGCGGAGTAGTTGACGATCAGCGGCCATTCGCTCATCGGGGCCACATACGCCAGCGTGAGGATCTCGCCGACTCCCCACATGCCCAGGAAGCCCCACGAGATTCCGGCCGACGACCGGGATCGCCACGACTGCACGGCCTGCGGCAGACCGCAGAACGCGGGGAGCACGGCCCCGGCCCATCCGATCGACTCCTGGACGGCGGCGGCGGTGAGCGGCTCGATCATGCCGTTTGCCTCTCCGGGCGCGGGTGGATGCCGGCCAGACCGACCACGGCTTCGAGCCCCCGCCAGAACCCGAGCATGGAGAGCGTGGGATTCAGCCAATCGGACATCACGCAGAAATCGGTGGCGAAGGGGCTGGAGTGGTGCGCGGCGTGCCCGTCGGGCGAAGACAGCATCCCGAGCAGCTGGAGCCCGCGGATCGGTCGGGAGCAGCGTTGGTGGGCCCACCCGTGGATCTCGTTGGCCTGGGTGGCGAACGCCGCGGCCAGGGCCAGCCAGTGCTGCCCGAGGGCCAGGGCCGCGCCGGCGATGGCGGCCGTCGGCAGGACGGTCGTCCAGTTGCGGGTCCAGTAGCCGCCCTGGAGGAACGCCCGGGGCTCCGAATGGTGGCGGATGTTGGGCGCGACGACATGCGGGCCCAGGATCGGCCAGGCGGGGTTCCCGTAGCGGTCTTCCCACCAGTGGACGATCCCGGTGGCCAGGTCGGCCGCGAGCCACGCGGACAGGATGTAGGCGGCGATCATGCGGCTTTCCCCGTGTAGGCCGTCCAGGCGGTGAGCACGCGGCGGCGGAGTTCCTCGACCGTGCCGTCGTTTCTGATGACGGCGTCGCAATCCTCCGGGCCGATCTGGTGGTCGCTTTTGTGCGAGCCGCGCCCGAGCCCCGGCCGGTCGATCCACCACACCTCCCCGCCGCGGTCACGGATGGCAGCGACCTCGTTTGGGAATCGGGTGCCGCAGATGGCGAACACGTCGGCCCAGCGCGACGCCTGGAGCCGGTCGATGCGGAGCATCGTCAGCCGCACCCACAGGTCGGGATGCACGAGCTCGCGGCCCCATTCCGTGCCCAGCGTGCGGAGCAGCTGCCGCGGCACGAGCTCGAGGCCCCCGGCCGGGATCCCGGTCTCTTTCTGGGTCCGGTCGCGGAGGATGTCTTCGTCGATGTCGAACATGGCCGCGATCCCGCGGTAGATCGGGTCGGCCCATTGGATGTGCCGCGCCCCCGGCACCATCGATGCCGCGAGCGTCTTGCCAGACCCGATCGGCCCTGCCAGCCCGACGATCCTCATGCCGCGGCCTCCGTTGCGAGCGTGTCGAGCCACCTTTTCAGATCCCAGAACTCATAGAAGACGGGCTTCCCGAGCGAGAGGAAGAGTTGTACCTCCGCGTCGGCGCCGCTCGACTCCGCTTGACGGTAGTCGAGCACGGTGTCGGTGGCCGTCAGCCGGAGGCACGCATCGCATCGCCGGATTATTTCGTTGTCGTAGTCGACCCAGTCACGATAGGGCCGCGGGTTGTGCAGGTGCTGGAAGTGGCTCCAGAGCGGCGCGATGGGGATCACGCCGACATCAAAGAGCAC